GTTGTTGGTCCTTTGATTCATATTCACAGCTAATATAGGTAATTCAATGAGAATTCTAAACCCTTTTTATCAATAAAAATGTCATGACAACCGTGCATTTGCACAAAGGAAATAGCTATTATGTCTATGAAGATCAGCGAAGCTATGAGCATCATCGAGCAGTCAGGCCTCTTACTCGAAAGAATCAAGAAGTAGCACAAGACTAAGTAAACTTAAGTTTACACAATAAGAGAGCAGAACGGATCTGCTCTCTTTCATTGTTGTTATCGCCTTCCTCTTGTGTTTGTGTTGATTGCGCCTGACTTGATATATCCCGCAGCCTCGGAGTCGAACGCAGCTAGCATAGATGCGAGATCCTGTGTCATCTCTGGCGGAGGCAGTAGATCCTCTGCAGGTTCCGAGTTCTGGATCAACTGCTTTCGATCTGGCTGTGGCAGGTCGTCCTGCGTAGGCAGCAACGCTAGATCCTCAGCCGATAGTCCAGCGTCTCCAAAGATCATCGGCCCGAACTTAGCTCGATCGGCTGCTTGCGCTGCGAACTCTGTGTAAGTGACTGATTGAGGAATCTCGTGAAATTCAACGTCGTCGCCATAGAGCTTACGGACCATGTCTTCAGTGCTTCTCGGCTTATCTGCAAGAAAATCTCCCGGACTTCCAAATGGGAAGAACACTGGGATATCAAGATTTTCAGTCATTTTCGTCCTCTAATTTAGCCTTTGCAGCTTCAAGCACTGGTTCAAGTGGACCTATACCAAGCTCTGCTCTCAGTTTATCTACGTTTCCGCAGAACCTGATCCAGTTTCGGTATTTGCAGTTAGGCTTCTTTCCTCTCATGTAAGCAGCGATGCATGATCTTCCGAAACGATATTCGCAAATCTTCTCTGGAGTCCAGCCCATGATGAGATAAGTGTAGAGAGCGTGAATGACCTTCGATCTTATGTAGCCTATCTTGAACGTTATCTTCTTCTGATTCATACCCAACTGTTCGAGAAGTTCTGCAATCATGACAAGGTCGAACTGAAGATTCCAAGGGATGACAGACGCACGAAGAGTGATCGTAACCTCGTCGTTAGTCAAGTGCATAGCTGTAAGGCATCCGCCGCGAATGTGGTCGAACTCATGCTGGACGTTCTTGAAGCGGAAGTCGGACGATCCAGTCTTCATGAGCTCAGAGTGAGCTCTGTCAAGTTCGCTCTCTTCAACGTAGATGCTTCTCAGATGGATCATCTTCTTCGGATGACGCTTAGCCATCTTCGACAGATTACCGTTCTTGTCATAATAATATGAATTGCACTCTATCGTGACATCATCTTCTCTAGAACTGTTACACTTGAAGTTTTCCATCACCCATTGGCAGGTCTGCTGAAAAATGTCGTCAAAGTCAGTACAGTTAAAATGTAAACTCATATTTACTTTTGATCCTTTAGTTTCTCTTGAATCTTTCTAGCGATAACTTTCATGCTGTTGAATTTGCACTTGTCTGTCAAAGCACGCTCATAAGAACTCCAGATAGATTTTCCATAGACAGTGTCCTGAATGTCTTCTTTGCTCATCCCGTATAGTACGAATGTGTAGAGATTGTGGACTGGCTTGGACGCCATGTAGCCGATATTTATCGTGATCTGCTTCGGTGACAGCCCGAGCTCACGTATCAGATCCGATATCAATACCAAGTCGAATTGGAGATTGTAAGGAGCGATGGATGCGCGAATGTTGACTGTCACTTCATCTCGCGTGTACTCCATGCTAGTGAGGCACGCGCCATTGACGTGATTGTTCTTGTGATTCACAGCATTGAAGTGGAATATGCCCTTTCCAGTCTTCTTGTACTCACGATGAGAGCTATCGATCTCAGCTTCGGTCACGTAGAGCTTACGCAGCTGATCCATCTTCTTTGGAAAGGCTTGGATCACCTCTCGGATATACGGACAGTCGTTCCTCTGAGCTGTGAGTGTCACCTCTTCCTCTTTAGCGAAGACGGAAGCGAAGTTGTCTAGTACCCACAGCGTCGTCTGAGATAGCAGATCGTCGAAGTCGTTTCCGTTTATCTCTAAGCTCATCTTACGGCCCCTTGTAGCCGAGAATGACTTCACGGGTTCTGTTCTTCCAGAATTCTTGAATGTGCTTAGGGAACTTCTCGGGTCCATCGCGTTCGATTAGAAGCTCAGTTATGAGCGTCATTGCAGCGCCATAAGCGTCAATTACGTCACTTGCACCAGGTTGACCCTTCTTACCATTAGTCACTGGAGGAAAGATGCTCAAATCTGGCTTTACGAGCGTAACTCGCTTATAAGCATCGAACATACCCTTCTTGTCTGAGTTGCCGTGGCCCGAGAAGACCTTCTTGATAGTCATCGGTGAATAGAGATAGATGGGCTTTCCCATGCGCCAGATGGACTGTCTGATCCAGCCTTCGAACTCGGCTAGGTCGAACACAAGACCAGTCGCTCCAGCAGCTCCGAAAGCGTAGTCTTCCGCCGAGACATAGTCAGCGTCTTCGACAAACTTCAGGATTCGATCCTGCATGAACTTGTATTTGTCGTATTTGCTGTTCCAGTCGTCGTTCGAGTACCAGATAGACTTGTCGCTAGCATACTTCTTGGTAGTCGTGAACGTCAGCCAGTCCGCGTTCAGGATATTCAATCTCTCGTCCAGTTTCAGTTTCACAGCACCAGTGTGGGTCACTGACATGTCCAGTCCCGCTATCTTCATCTTGTAGTTCCTTCATCCGCGTCAACACGGACTTCATCCTTTCAAAAATAGTAAAATCTTCACCTTTGGTGAGTTCCCACAGCCAATGCACAACGCGGTGAGTTGTCTCAGTCAAAAGCATGAAATCTTCGTCTTTCGTGAATTCTCCATACTTCTCTGCTGTCAGGCGCATGTGATGACAAGTGAGTTTGTCGTCTCTAGTTAGCTTATGTCCAGTGAGTTCGTCGATTTTGCCTCTCGAAGCGATCAAACGGCCTTTCAGCTCTCTCCACTGTCTAGTGTGCCTGAGTTTCTGTTTCCGTTTCTGATCCATCAGCTTGTTAGAGTGGCGAAGTGACTTCTCTTCACGCTCTTTCTTTCGCCGACTGACTCGTTTCTTCTCGCCTTTGTGTTCGTCAGAACGTCCAAATTCCGTCGTCTTCGTCCGGAAATACCGTTTGTGGGACTTCAACTAGCTCCTCCCTCTTGTTCATATCGACTTTGAGGTTGTCCAAGTCGATCTCTGGCTGGAAGATCGCGTACACTGCCCAGTAGAGAGCAGATACGAGGTCGTCGTGTGAACCCGCTGTCGCTTTGAAGACATTCGGGCTAACTTCAATGAAAGTCGTCAATTCCTTGAGAGTAGCGGAGTCGTGAATGATCAGAGAGTCCCTGTTCACTTCTCGCTGGAGCATCAGACACGCGTCGAGCTTAGAAGCCTTGTTTGCGTTCGTACCGATTCCGTGCGGGTCTGTGTTGATGATGTTCTGGCAGTCCAGTGTGTACCATAGCTCTTCTGCTACCGTCTTACCCGGGCCGTTGTTCTCGATGATGATTAGAGCGTCGTTGTACCACTCGCTCAGATCCTTGATGATCTGACTGAACTTGCCGCCAAGTGTTCTATCGTCGTGGAAGGTGCATACCTGTTCGAATTTGTCCTTGCTGACGAGTTTTAGAACTTGCACTGCCGAGAAATCTAGACCAGAGCCAGTCGAAGTGTCCACGCCCATCACGTACATAGCTCCAGGAATCGGCTCTTCCCAGATCGAGACGAGATAGCCGTACTTGAATTCCTTTGGCTCTGTAGGGAACAGCTTAGCGAGCTTATCGAGTTCGATGAGTGTCGTTGAAGATCCCATGAACTCACAGTTGTGGTGCATCTGCACTTTCTCGCCATTTTCGTCCACTGTGCTGTACTCATGCCCTCTCACCGAGTAAGGACCATAGAATGTGTCAGTGACTTCCTCTATGTCGATGATAGTAGAGCCTGCGATCTCGTCGCCTACGGAAAGTGACTCGACATACACTTCCCAGCCATCGATCATGAACCTGTGGCCGTCAGAGTATTTGAGCTCTCGGCCATCTTCAAGCTTCAATTTGTACCCGTGGCTCTTCTTCTCGATTAGTCCCCAGAACGGCTCGAAAGTTCCATTCTCGGTCATAATCTCTAGTCCAGAGTTGTTCTTAACTATCGAAATCGATCTCTTTTCTTCCGCCATAGTGCTGTTTTTGCTTGTTTTTCGCCAGTTGATGTAATATTTATGCTAAAATAGACACGCGCATCTTCGCGTGGTACCCCTTATTTTTGCTGATTTTTAGAAATAGCGATAAATAAGGAATTTTGACGATTTTTGAGCGAGTGACTTTCTATGTGTGTGTAGCGTCAGCTGCTACCCTTAACTGAACGAACAGATCGCTTCCATTTTTGAAGATCCAGTCGATCGTATGTAAGAGATATTTGCCGTTGTCGGCTGTACTGAAACCGTCTGGACCTGGACGAGTGAAGTCGATATCGAGAATGTCACCTATGCGGAGCTCCTGCTCCTGGAATGTAGCTAGCTGTTTTCCAGTGTTTATAGTGATAGTCTGTCTGTTAGCGAAGAACTCAGACATCATGATTTCGTTTCTCGTTGGTGCCGTTTCCCAGTTAGCGTGAGTGTCTAGAGATATGAACCCGTTGAATTTGCTCTCTCGTACAGTCTCTAAGCTCGAATTATCGACAGCAGGTGTTCCTCTATTGATCTGACTATAAGTCACTTTCTGAGTCACTTTAAAGCCGTCCAGCGTCATATCGTCGCCAAGACGATCGACAACTGTCAGGAGAGAAGGATCGTAGAAAGTCACTTCGACTGTGTTTCCTCGTTCGTCTGTGATCCAGCTGTCATTGTTCTTCTGAGCGGAATTCATCAGAATATAGCAGCTAGACAGATATTTGTGTTCGGCTTCTTGCTGTGTCAAATTCTGTAGATCTTCCATATAGACGTCAGAGAAAATCAGATGTTTACTTCGATCTTGTAAAGTTTTATTATCATTGTTGTCGAAGAAATGGGATAGTCCATTTGTGAACATCTCACGTACGGAGTTAGCTTTCGCGTCACCGTTCTTGCTTACCCAGAAGATCAGAAAGTCACTGTCAGACACGTAGCTGTGCTTCAAGACGTACTGGATAAAGTCGTAGGTCTTCATGTTAGGATTGATCCAGTTCATCCAGTCTTTCGTCTCGCAGTTAGTCGATACGGAAAGGCCGATTTCCGATCCGACTTCTCGAATCACGTCAACTGAACATTTTCTAGGAGTCAATGCTCTCGGGTACCTTATGATAGAATTGAGCAGCTTTACTGCGTCATAGATGAAGGTGACTGTGTAAGTCACTGTCTGAGAATTGTCTTTCCTTACTTTTACTCCGTTGATAACGTAACGGCCCTTCGATATGCTCTTTTTCGACTTGCTAGACTGGCTCAGTGTAGCGTATTCGAATCCTATGTAGATAATTCGGCCAGCATTGAAGACAGACTCATCTGCTGCGCTTCCGTCGTCGACATACTGAAACTGACCATAAGGCAGCTTGAGAAATACCGATTCTCTCAGTCGAAAGTCGATAATGTTGGCGATAGGAATAGCGATGCCGCTTGACGTGTCGTAGTCGTCAAGCCACAGCTTTAGTTGAATACGCGAATTCTTGCTCGTATCCGTGAGCTTAGATTCGCTTATCGCTTGAGATACTGATATCTGATCTGGCATTTGACTACCTCAACGTGACCTTTATTCCGTATTCGCCCTGGTGCCAAGGTTTAACGACTAGCTTGTCGATGATGTCGTAAGCTTCATAGAGGCTCTTAGGAGCTTCTGTAAGCATGAATTTCTTGTCGTTCAGTATTAGTAGATAGTCGTCCCTTTCCACTCTCATATAAGCATATAAGTGCATCGCAGTGACTGTCCGAATGAGCTGCTTTTTGTCGAAATAGAGAGAAACTGCCGATTTTGCGAGGGCTTCGTTCTCGTTTCTGAGATTCTGCAGATATGTGAACGTCCTCAACGCCTTCTCTCTGTCGAGTCCAATAGCTGTCTTGATCTTCTTAGCGTTTTCTTCGCTTAGATAGTATTCTGAACTCGCTACGTCGTTGATTTCGAGAGCCTTGAACACTGTCCTCATCGTCTCAGCAGACATCTGTCTGAATTTACCGCTCTGTGCGTTACCGAGAACAGCGCTTATTCCTTTGACTTCGATCTTCTTTTTGCTTTCTATATCGATCAGGTCTCCAGTATTCTTAGAGAAACCCAAATTTGCGAACGTAACTGCGAATAAGAATTCACCCTTTCCGATAGCGGGCCTTTCCGTCGTAACGTCGAGACATAGACTCAAGTATGACGGTTTCAGATCGCCGTTCAGCTTCGAATTTGTCAATATGGCGCTAATAGGCGATTCGAACGTACCGAGCTTGATCTTGTTTCTGAACAGATCCTCTTTGAATATCGCAGGCTCGACCTGAAGCGTCTTTTGAAGAATCTCTAGGTAATCATCTTTCAGGTCAGTGTGTTTTCCAAGCTTATCAGCTGTCAGATACTCATTGACGAGCTTTACGAGATCATCTCTCGATACGAGATTCTTGATCTGCTGCGCTGTGTTGTCGTCTACGTTCAATTTCTTTCCATTCAAATTGATGTCTGCCATAGAATACTCTTCTCTTATATCATATTTACACAAAAATTCCTGGATCGAGTTGATCCAGGAAAAGAAATATGATTACTTCTGCTTGGAAAGTTCAGTCTGGAAGACTGGCATCACGATACCTGTCTGGTCTTCGATCTCGTTGAACGACTGACAGGAACCCTGAGGTTCTTCTAGAGTGTGATGATGGTTGCCCGCGATGATCTCGCCGTTGATGATGAGATGCATGTGGCCGTCTACGCCAGCCTTGTCGGTATGACCGAGGTTAGAGTACTTGTCCATGTAGTAGTGATGACGATGTGAATCGACCTGACACTTTTCAGTGTTCGGAATAGCGTCCGAAGTCGAACCGAACACGACAGAGCCAGGGAATTCTCTCGGACCCAGAGAATTGATGACTTCGTTCACTACATAACTTTTTAATGTCTTGCCCATGATTATAAACCCTTTTACAAAAAGTCTTTTGATTTATTTATAGAGGCCGCATCCTTTGGTAAGTTATCGTAGCCTCTACAGTTCTTATCTGATCTGAAGATTCGTAGCTGTTCTTCTCGTTTCCGATCTTAGAGACATAGCATCCCTCGTATCTAAACGCTTGAACAGTGCCATGCTCAGAAACTCGATCATTTCCTTCAGTCGGCTCATATTGATTGACTAGCTCTACGTCATATACACGTACGATCATGTCGAACCAGAGATTCTTGGATAGTGTCGGATAGACGTTCGATCTGCCATTCAGATAGCTCAAACCGTCGTAGTGCAGGAGCTGTTCAAGAATACATCTTATGTCGCGATCCATGTTGTCGCTGAAGTTTACCGATAAGCTCCCTGACGTATTGTATCTTCCAGGATAATTCCTCATATATCCCGGGAACCAGACAGGTATCGCTCCTGCTCCTTTCGGATGCGCGATCGGAATGCTCTGTACGCACTTCGACAGCTTCTCCATCCATTCAGACAGAGAAAATCCAGTGTCTCTTTCCAGCTTGCCCACTATATTCTTGAGAAACTCTGGTGCATCATCTGGAAGCGTACCCTGAAGCGGCTCAGTGTATTGATTTAGCGTAGGCGATAAGATGAACTCGACGGTAAAAGCCCACTTCGGTGCAGGTTTCTCATCGTAGAAGTCGTTCTTGAAGATATTGTAAGGAATTTCGCTCATTAGTCGTTCCTATCTTCTTCGTCATATTCCGCTACGTCGAATGTGTCATACGTGATAGGTACGTTCAGCGTTAGAGCTTCTGAGTTTCTAGCATCGAGTTCCGGAAAATTGATGTCTTTTACGTTGCAGTTGTACAGCGTATATACTGTTCCACGCCTGAAATTCTGGGATCTTGTTATGATCTCGACCTTGTCGAAACATCTATTGAACTCCACGTGCTTGTAACGCTGCTCTTCATCGAGAAATTCTCCGCCGATAGGTACGCCGAGGAACTGAAAGAGTCTGATGTTCTTTCCTGGTTCACTTCTCAAGTAGAATTCGATGGTCGTTTCTCCGCCACGATCTGAATTTATCACATACTGACGATAAGTGCCAAAATACCATCTCTTCGCAATCACGTTAGCCTGTCTAGGAAGAGACGCCTTCACTGGATAAAACTGATGAGATTCAGTAGCAGCATAGCGATAAGTATATCCAGTAGAATCATAGAAGAGAACTTCAAACAGATCAGTACGCTGCGGATCTGAGAAATTATTAAGCTCTGTAGTGAATATCGAGTAATTGTTGCTCATATCGAAACTCCTCTATAGTTTCTATATGCGTCTGTCTGCGTGTTGTTTCGTTCAGTGTACCCAGTTATGCCTTTCTCTGTATCAGCTCTTCTCTCTTCATATTCGATATTCGGGTTCAAGTCTATCTTGTACCTGAAGAAGCTGAAATCGATAGTGGGATTGAGCGTCTGATTGGAGTCATATTTGAAATTGTAGTCGTAATCGTAAGAATTGATGCGGCAACACTCGAATATGTGTCTCAGTACAACCTTCTGCAGATTGTTGTCAAGAACGTTCACTGTGATGCTGTCGATGTATCGATGCGGATTGTAAGCATCTCTGCTGTGATCGATATCCTCATCGAAGAAATTCTTTCTAAGACAGTATCGAATAAACTTTCCTATGTATCTTCTCTCGTTTTCGAAGAACTGGAACTTGACTGGTGACGGATTGTCTGTGTTAGGCACATAGATCACTTTTGTCGTGTTGCAGAATTTCAAGACCATCTCTTTTGGCGTATATGTCGGAGGAGTGAAGCTAGTGCAGTTCTTGAATACGAATGTTCTGGTCTTATATCGGCTTTCGTCTGTCCCAACCTCTATCCCTAGAGCCTGTATATCGTCTTCAGTGAATCCGACTTCAGTCAGATTGTTCTCCCAGAACGGTTCTCTGTCTTTGATCTCTATGCTGTAAGCGTCAGACAGCTTCACTGTCTTATTCGCTAGATAGTCTTCAATTGACAGATACTGGTTCATTATGCTCTTCTCATTCTCACGTATTTGACGATGTTGTCGATCTTGCTCTTAGCGATAAACTTGAGAGCGACACCCGACTTCAAATCGTTCCAAGGATCTGAGATTCCGTTCAACCACATGACAAACCACCACAGATCAGAGTCGTCGTAGATTCGTTGTGCTATCAGGTCTGGACGGCATTCCTCTGAGCTCTTAACTACTGTCCATCCTACATTCTGGTCACGAAAAAGCTCTGGAAAGTCGATGCTTCCCATATCGTACTCCAGCCTTCCGTCTACCATGTTCTGCTTGAACAGGATCTCTCGATTGTATATTCCTTGCATGTATTATTTATCGGATTTGAACTTTCTCTTGAGAGGATCTGCGAATCTCTGTTGTCCTCTTTCGAATCCAGCCATCTCGAGTCTAGCTCTAAGCTTTATATTCTCGGAAGTCGCTTCAATTCCTTCTGTTTCCAGCTGTTCCTCGGCCTTTGTCTCGTATGAGCGTTCGATAGTCTCTTGAGTGTAGCCCATCGATCTCATCTTCGCTTGCACTTCATTAGCTTCAAGTCCTTGATTTTCGAGGTTTTCTCTAACCGAGTCTGCCTTGTCGTAGATCCTGCCGACATCGCTCTTCTTCATGTTCTTGACTATCTCACTCTGTTCTTCAGGAGGAAGCTCATCAAATCCTGCAATAGATTCCTTCGCCATGCGATAGTCGGCGCTGTCTACATCGTACTTGCCAGTGCCAGTTCCCTTCTTGAGCTCCGTAGCAGTATCACCCTCTTCATCTCCAGGATTGCCGTTACCCTCGTGAATGACGTTCTGGAACATCTCATCTGAAGTGCCACCAGAGATACCATCATTGCTAGATCGTTCAGAGATTGCAATCTTAGAGTTTCCGATGCCGTACATGCTCGTTCCTCCGAGTCCAGTTCCAGTTCCATCGCCACCAGCGCCTTCTCCACCTTCGCCAGTGCCTCCGAATCCTCCATCTTTGAACTTGCCATAGCCTTCTTGCTGACGAGACAGATCTACATCGAATGCAGGCTCGTCGATGCCATAATCTGTCGACGGTATTTCTGTAACGTCTGTGTAGTCCTCTATGACCAGTTTTCTCTGTCTAGGATATTCAACTTCAACGGACTGGAATTCTACAGTGACTCCCCATTCGACTAATTCTTCTGAGCTATAATTCAGCTCCACATCCTCTATGTCTTCGAAGTAGCAATCTTCGAAAGTGTATGTCGCGACTATACGCATCTCGTTAGTCGTCAAACCAGTTATCGTCTGTCCAGTTCCAGTCGGCTTCGTATCACGAAGATTGATGTCACTCGGATCGAGAATATCGAGAACAATCCTCAGATTCTTCGACTGATCTGCATATTTGTAGATTTTGAGATTTCTCTGTCCATCCGCATAGCTCTCACGGTTGTCGTAAGAGCGTCTAAATAGAGACAAGATAGTCTTGTACGCTGTGAGCTTTCGATTGTCATTGAATCTGACGTTGAAAGAGGACGCGTTCTTATACCTTACAGGAAGCTCGAATGAAATTCCGCCATGAAAGATCGTATAGGTCTTCAACTCGGCTTCTGACAGATTGACTTCCGCTACGCACTTGCCTAGCACAACAACCTGTTCTCCTGGATCTCCCAATATCAGAGTCAAGCGATATGCCCAAGGAACACCTGGAGTGTCGTCGTAAAAGTCGTTCTGGAATATGTTGTACTGCATAGATTACCTTTACTCAGTATCGCTCTTTTTCTTCAATAGATGTACCTTGACTGCTGGATGTTTTCCAATTCCAGCTAGTGTAGTCTGTTCAAAGTCTGATCCCATGTACCAAGGAGACTGACCCTTCGCTATTCGATTCTCATCATACAGAATCGTAACGATGTGTCCAGCGTTCTTCTTTTCCTTGTCGTATTTGATATCTTCGCTGTAGTCAATAACGACTTTGTCGCCCTCTTTGACCTTTCCGCTCTTGATCAAGCTGTTGATGTATTCGCTTACGCCTTGAGCATTCTGCTTCTTGAGCTTCTTAGATTCGACTTCTTGATAGCCTTCCTCTTTCCAAGCTGGAATGCTCATAGATGCAGTAGAAGCTATAACTCGTTCCTTCTCGGTTACGATGCTCTCCACGAGAGAAACTCCGAGCTGGCAGTAGCTGTTTCCTCCAGCCTTCATGATACCCATCTCGGTCAAAGCACCATACACTTCTGAGTAATCCTTCGTATTCACGCCCTGGTCTTTCAGAACAGCTCTGAGCTCGTCGACGTTCTTCTGTCCCTCTTTGCCCATGAATGCTTCTGTACGCTTCAAGCTGTTAGCACCTAGACTTTCTGAGAATTCGCGAAGTGCCTCGTTCTTGGAGACTTGGTCTGCATGGTCGACGCTATTCTCTATACCTAGGAATGATACGAATGTAGCTAGAGCGTTGCCTGCATCTTCAGTATTCACTAAAGCTGGATCAGGTACCTTGTCAAGTGTCTTCATCTCGTTAGTGAATCCCTCAAGCTCAGCTTCTCTCAATCTCTCGCTCTTGTATTCGCTCTGTATCGTGTTGAAGCGTATCGTAACAGTAGTGGGCATAGCGTCAGAACTGCGGCTGAATTTAGGAGGATCGATTGTCTTCACCTTGAGAGCGTATTGACGTCTGAATATCACATTCTTGTTTTCGTTTAGAGAGTTTCTCTGGTCGTATACTTCTAGCGTCGCTATCAACCAAGCATCGCTAAAGCGGAAGAAAGGAGTAGCTCTCCAACGGTCACGATTCAACAACTCGTAGAATACCTTCGATATGAGCATGTCATCTTGCTCATAGAATTCAATGCTCATCTCTTTCTCGCTTGAAGAATAGTAAGGGAAAGGCAGAGCGAAAGAACCATACGAGATGGTTTTACCATTCTCTTCTTTCATCTTCGGTACAGAGAACGAAAAGACAGAGTAATTCAGTTTCTTCAGCACGTCGTCAGTAAGCATACGATCTCCGGGTTTAGCAGAGAAAGTACACTTGTACAAGAAGCTCGTCAACGGCTTCATGTTTCGATCTAGCTGTACTGAATCAACCATCATATTCCTCGATAGTTATGCCCTCTATGACACGATTGACTGGTAGAACCGATTTTGCGCACTTCGTAACGAACGGGACAAGTTTCTTAATCTCGTCTTCAGTATAGCCTCTTGAGTTGATGACGATGCGAAGATGAGTAGATAGCGAACAATCGTCTCCAGCCTCGGATTCAGTTACGAAGTTTCCTTCAGAATCTTCCCACAGATATTCGATCCTACAGTCGATCCCGATGACCTTGAAGAGAAGATCGAAGCATTTCTCAGTTCCCTTCCAACGATTTATGTACGGCGTAATGGACGCATAACGTCTGTATATGGAGTCAATCACTCTATCCGTAGTTATAGCCGTGTCGTCTGGCAAATGGCTCAGAATCGTCTCTGCAGCGCTCTTTAGATCAGCTCTAGTGAATGACAGCTCCGAACCATGCTCTTCCAAGAAGTTGGGCAGGAGCTTAGCTTCACAGCTGTCTGGATCTTTCATCCTTCCGATGCGAGAGATCTTCTCGAGCAACCCGATGCGGCATGTCGATCCTACAGGAGTGTACATCGTATTCAAGTAGCGTTCAAAGAGTTTGCACAGTCCATACAGCTCTTCGCTACGAAGAACGCTCGGAATGAACGGATCGACGTTTATCTTTCTGACATTGTCTTCGCACTCGATTACGAATGTGCCGAGCTCAGCCTCTTTGTAAGTAGCAGATCGGACGAGCTGTGCTAGATTAGGGTCGACCTGAATCGAGATAGTCTCTAGCAGGCACTTCATTTGACCGTCGTAAGTTCCATCGAGATAGGCGAAAGCTTTTACTCTGCCGCTATGGTCGATTCCATCGATCTGCTGAATTGTAGTTAACGGCTCTTCTCCGTCTGACTCTGTTCTTCCAGACAGATATCCGACAGAATCGCTCTTTAGACCGAAACGAACGTGGAAACCCAACTTATGAAGCTTCTCGTTGCTGCTGACCGCTCGTATTGTAGTCTTTCCGATCACATCGCTGTCGACCATGAGATTTTCAGGATATGTATCGATAAAGTCAAGCTTCAAACGAGTCACATCGTTCAGTATCTCGTCAGCGCTAATCTGGTAGAGTACAAATGCGATAGGAAGAGTGCATCGTATCTCGTTTCCAGCGATGTCGTAAATCTTGATTCCAGCCTTCAGATATGAGACGTATTCAGTGCAACCTAGCAGAGCTCTATTGCTCAATTTCGAAGGATCGATTTCGACAGTGACACGATACTTGTTCTTTTCAACAGAGTTTCTCTGGAAACTTACAGTGATTGCACCTTGATCTTGAACAAGCTCGGAATTAAATTCTACAGTCGGCGTCCAGTCTGGTGCAGTCGAATTCTTTCTTGACGAACGAAGAAGATATTGATCGCTTCCACCGTTTAGGAAGACTTCATAAGATCCAGCGTCTATACCGCTCTCATCTTTGAACGTCATCTCCGTGATCCACTTCTGTCCCTCGAACACAGTGTACTTTCCAGACCATGAGACGAGCTCGGGCGCTTGATAGTCAAGAACAATATTCTGAGTCGTCGAAGAGAGTGTGTACTTTCCAGAGTTTGCGTCAAAATAGATCGTTCCCTCTGGCTGCGGATCAGGGTATGTGTTTATGCTGTCAAACTGCCAACCCACGAAGTCTTCTGGGCTAGGAGGCTCGTTGTCGTTGTATCTAACTGAATCGAACAGACGCAATGCCTGATCATAGTTTTTGAAAACTTCGATAATCATATCAAAGTATTTATAACACAAAACGAGCGCTGCCGAAGGACCAGGACGGCAGCGCTCAGCCTAGGAAATGACCAAAAGAACCTAGGCTATAAACGTTTGAGCATATAGTCGGGACGACCGAGCTCCTCGTAGAGTTTGTAGATGCGATCGTATTCTTTCTGATGATTTTTCATCGTGCGATATGCGATCAAATAGATAGCGACCCAGACGATCGTCTCTATTACCATCCCAGATATGAACTTTCCGGAGTAGAGTGCGAACAGAATCGTGAATAGATCTAGAATCACGACGTAAAAAGCGAACAGAGAGCCCCATTTGAAGCACTTTTCCTTCTTGCGCTTGCTCTTACGGAAGAACGTATGATCTCCCAAGAGAATCATGAAGAGATACGCTATGGACATAATCAGTCCCAGGTATTGTGTGAAAATTAGCGGAATATAGACTTCCTCATTCATATTTTCTTCCTTGTATGGATAATATAGTTATTTGTTGTGGAATTCGTAATTCTTCATCCTAACATTTTTATCGATCTTAAGATTTCGAAATGTTAGGATGAAGAAAAAATGTTACGGTTCGTAGCCCTGAAGACGAGCCTTGTTGATGAAGAACTGCTTGGTCATCAGATCCAAGTGATTGATGTACTCTTCGATGCAGTCGACGGCAGTTTCCATGACCTTGTCATGAGGACCCTGCGCAGTGAAGAGGACTTCGTCGTTTAGCTCGGTAGCGAGGATCGAAAGGAAGTTACGGTCTTTGACGAGCTTGCACTTGATAGGACAGACGTCATTCTTGTTGAGGTTGAAGATGGTGCCGCTCTTCATAGCTTCGAGCTTAGCGATCATGCGGGTCTTTTGGTCTTTCGTGTACTTCATATTGGCAGTCTTTTTTTTGTTTACGCCTATAATATAGGTATTCTCATGAGAATTCTAAACCCTAAAAACAAGAAAATCTCTGTGGAAATTCCACAGAGATTGCGACGATTCTTTATAGTTCTTGTTACGATTTTGCTTCTACGATCATGCCGCAGCTGTTTAGAAGCTCAACTGCTTCGTCGAACTGACGATCAGCGCTATATCGGTCCATCATGTACTGCTGCTGGTCGAACTTCGGTGTATACTTCGGATCATCGGGATTGTTGACTGCTGAGTCGATCACTTCACTAGCAAGATATATCTGATAGCCGTAAACTGTGGCTCCCTGACCACGGCCGTTCTCTGGTTTTAGCTTATACTTCCAGAACTTCTTATCACTGGCGTCATCAACGATTTCGGTAACGACGTAAGCCTTTCCGTCTCTCAGATCGGATCTGTGAGTTCCATAGACTACGTCACCGACTTCGAATCCGTGTTCCTTCTCGAAGTTTCTTCTAGCGCGTGTCTCCAAGTTTGACTTGTTGCTGCTTCTATCGTTCAAAGCTTTCGAATAGACAGCATAGCGATGAAGATCTTTTTCAAGTTTATCGAAGTCGATCTCCATCTTGATGCCTTCGGCAAGCTCGTCAAGAAGAATGTCAAACCTCTTCAATATCGACTTCGCTTCATCCCTCGGCATCTTCTGGATCTTGTAGTAGAACTTCTCGCGGACTCTTTCATAGATCTTGTCAATCACTTTGTTCTCGATAAATTCTTTCAGTTCTTTGACACCATTGAAAATCTCGTAAAATAGATAATCTTCTCCCAAATATACCCTTAGATCGAGTCCATCCCCCCATTTAGTAGGCTGTATATTCAATCTGAAGTAACCAAAACTGGTATCTATCGAGAAGCTCAATTTATCTAGTCTTTTCTTATGAAAGTCTTTTACCGATTTCGCAGATATAGCGGCTCTGGCGTCATCTCTCCAGTCTTCATCGACTCTTCTTCTCATATCTGAAAGCTTTTCCATGATTCCCATGCTAAATTCTCCGGTTTTATCTGTTTATTTATATGAGCGCTATAAATAGTATACTATGAAGACTATCAACTTTGTACTATTGTTCGCTGCCTTCGCATTTGCAGCTACTATACACATCTGCAACGACAGAACGTGCTATGAACAGCAGATCGAAGCAGCTAAATACGAGTGGCTGAAGACATTTTCTGGTGATAAGTTTCTAAGAGTTTACAAACCAGATGGCACTATCGTAGATATAACTGGCCGAGATCTAAAGATCGAAATGCCCAAGAAACAGAAAGAGATCAGAAGAAAGCATAAATAGCTTATAACTTGAACAGGAGTTTTCAACTATGAAGTCTATCCGTGAAGTGAGTGAAGTATCAAAAATCAGCTCTCCTAGAAGAGTAACGATCAATAAGTCGCTATTGCCTTCGAAAGGCCGTTATTATGACGGCGACATCACTGCCAGAAAGCTTAGCGCAATCGAAATGAAAGAGCTTTCTAAAGTACGTAAGGAGAACGCTAATAATATCTTCAACAAGATTCTGAACAGCGCTCTAGACGGAATAAGCGTAGGAAAGATCAAGGTGAACGACAAGCTATGGTTGATCTACTATCTGCGCTCGATCACTTACGATGACCAGCCGATGAAGGTTATAGGCAAGTGCAAGAAGTGCGGCGCAGAGAAGCTGTACGACTATCGGCTGTCCGACTTGATCGTAGTATATCTCGAAAACGAACTGCCTGAAGAGCTCGAACTTCCAAATGGCGACAAGCTGACACTGGAATTTCCGGACATCGAGACAGAGATCGAAGTCGAGAGGACAAAAGCAAATCCAGCTTTCATCGAGAATATCGACTCTGACATGTTGACTGTCGCATCAAACGTGAAGACTATCAACGGCAGTCCAGTAAGCATCTACGAAGCTTATACGTACTTTACGAGAGGCAATGGCAGCGCAAAGGATTTCTCACGTCTAGTAAGCACACTCAGAAAATACACGTTCGGCGCTATTCCGTACGCTGAATATAAGTGCGAATGTGGTGAAAAAGCTTACGCCGAGATTTCTATGTCTCCAGAATTCTTCCTTCCAGAGATCTAGGATTTAGCGGAGATAGTCTTGTTCTTTAAAGGTTCGATGGCCCATGTGCCATCAGCCAATTTTTGTTGAACAGTGAGACCAAACTTCTCGTATTCGAACGTAGTATTAAAAGTGACAATCGAAGCGTCACCGAATTCGAGAGGAAGATTTCCTAATCCAGTCAAGAATGCCCTAAAGAACGACAGCTTTGCAGTCGGAAAGCCCGTGTTGTCGAGTGAATATATGTCAATTCTGTCGATGCAGTTGTCACGGAGAAGAGCCTCTCCTAGATCTTCTCTCGGTTCTCTAGCTGGTATGCCGTAGCGAGAGCCCTGAGCCCAAGCAGCGAACAGAATGTAGTTCATGAACTTAGAGTCTAGCATCCACTCAACGTTGAGAGTATTAGTCTCTCTTGCGCCTTGAGGATTCGGATGCTTCTGGTCCTCGTGGTTGAAATATGAATGAAGTAGAGCGAGAGTGATGTTTGGGATCTCTACAGACTTTACGGAAGTGTTGAATACAGACAGATCGACTTCGTCATCAGGAATGACGGTCAAGTTCGGAATATTGCTTATTGACAAGAGATACTTGTTCTTAGAGAAGTTGTTTACGTTTTTCTGAAATGTGTCTGCCATGTTTTCCTCAGAATTTTAAGCTTCCGTAGATATATCCGTTTAGCAATCCCGGTTCAGGGTCTGTGCTTCTCTGTACGTTGCCGACATACTTTCTCTTTATATTCGTAGTAGCTATAGCAGCGTTGCGAACACGTTCCGATACGAAATTCCACAATTGAGCAGATTCGCTCGGCTTACTTTCAGCGATCTCGATGCTAATCTTAGATCCAGCAGCACGCCAGTCATAAAGTACGCTCGCTAGCGTGAATGTGCTCTTCTTGTACTTAGAGGATATCGCTGTCAACGTATCTGACGTATAGACGATCCTTGTCGAATAGCCAGATTTTCCTATATCTGGAACATACGGAGCTACCGTCAATTTCGATCTAAACAATGCCTTCCCTATCAGGACGAAGAACTCCGTCCAGTAGTCGCTTCCTTCGCGCGCTTTAGCAGCCACAGAGTCGTATTCCGACTCAGAAATTGTCCCAGGAACTAAAGAGATCAATCTTCCACATTGAGAAGATCCTGGAGAACAGGCATACGGAACAGTACCCGCTGTAGGATACAGAATAGAGCCTTCTACGCCGAACAAAGGTATATTCACGTTCTCTGATAGAGATTTACTGATATACTCGTTTATAGAGCTCGTGAGAGCCTTTCTCGTCCATTCGTAAGAAGGCTGTGGGTCTGTTAGATTAGACAGCGTTATTGTTCCGAAATTTGCCATGTTCTCTAGGTGCTTTTTATTCGATAGTGTACTTAGTCACTTTCGGTTCTGGGATCTTGGCGAGAGGAACGTTGACGGTCAAGAGGCCGTTCTGCACCTTAGCCTTGATCTGAGACAGATCGTACTTCGGTTCGACGCTGATCTCTAGTCTGAGATGACCGCGCTTGATTCTCTCTTCGATCATCTTGCGCTTAGAATCTTTCTTGTCGTCTTCGACTTCGATGATGAGCATAGGGATCGTATCCGTTTCCTTAGACGTTACGGTGATGTCGTCTTTAGTCTTTCCAACGACGGCGACTTCGTACGTGATAGAGCCATCTTCTTCCTCGACGACGTTGTACGGCCAATGGCAGTTAGATGGGAATTCGGACTTGATAGCCTTTTCGAAAGACGACGGCATGTAGCTGTCGAAGTGATTGAGTGCGTTTTGAAGCTGGTCAGCTAGCGTGAGACCATTATTAAGGATGCCTTCCATTGTATTATTCTCCATGTGCAGTTCGCACAGTTGTTAGGACGATCATGCAGCTATTCAGCAGTTTGCCTGGAGCTCATACAAAAGAAGCGCCTCAAGTGGAGAAGCGCCTCTTATTGCTTCGTCCAGTTTATTTATAACTGGACTTTCTCTGTCTTCTAAGTGTATTCAGACATACGTTCGCTGCACAGCTCATAGTTCGGCGTAAGGCCGTAATGTTCTCTCAGTTCCTGAGATGCAGCCGAGCAGAAGATGAAGTTGCGGAGCCTGAATCCCCAATAGTAGAGAATCTGCAGCTCTGCCTGCGTCATTCCTCTAACCAAGTCGATCACTTCGGAATAGTAGCGTTTCTCTACGATTTCCTTGATCTCTTCGTTCTTCAGAACAACGTGTTCTTTCGCTGTATCTACTAGAAAATCAATATTCTCACATTCCATAGAACGAGCTCCTTATCGGCCGTTCTCGGGATAGAAGTAAGAGATACGGATATCTTCGAGACGGCAGTACTGACGGGTCAGCCAGTAGTACAGCTCATCTTCATCGACCCACTTGAACTTGACATACTTCGGAATTCTCATCTCGTTCGCCTTGTCATAGCGAGTGAGAGAGCAAGTAGAGAAGCTCATCGGAAGTTCTTCATCGAGATAGATCTCTGTGCGATAGTTGATCTTCTCGTCTTCAACACGCTGAACGTACTGAAGAGCGTGATAGTTGCGAGCGACTTCTTCAATGTCGCGGCCAGTCAGTCTGCTGAACAGCTTTCTGACGTCGTTTGCTGGATTTTCGACTGTCATTAGATCACTGGGAAGAACCCAGTCATTGTGCCCAGCCGTCTTGGATGTCGTTGGAAGTGCGATAAGCACCTTTCCATTTGCGACGATCTTTAGGTTATATCGTGCGATTGCCATCGATATTTTCCTCAAGCTGAAGAGAATTTCGATCAAGAAGTCCAAGCGATAGAGCGGATCGAAAATTCTCAGGTTAAACGAAATTATGAGGACTTCTTAAAAAACAATTTAACATTATTTAAGTGCTAAAATTTTCGCTACGAACACGGAAAAGAGGACCTGAGGTAAGGTCCTCTTTGAGGTTATGACTACGTTGACTTTAGCGAAGCGAGACGGATTAGAGAGCGACCTTCTGACCGTCGACTTCGATGGAGGTGATGGTTTCGAGGGTGAGGGACATGGGGCAGAGTCCTTCAGCCTTTTCGTTTACCACGCGGGGCTTCTTGAGGTATTCGGCGTACTTTTCTTTGTAGTTGTCGAAGATTTCGCCGTTGTAGATGTAGACAGACTTAGCGCGATGGTTGTTGTCCGTGTAGATGCGGACGAGCTTGTTGCCAGTCGTGGAGTTGGTCATGAGGATGCCTTCGAGACCTTCGACCCAAGTGTTGTTGGTGTTGATCGGACGGGATTCCTTTTCTTCACCAGCGCGTTCTTTGTAGAGTTCCTTGTAGTCGATGTCGGAACCAGCGAAGCAGTCGAAAGTGGTGACCTTGACCATCTTGTCGACGTCGATGCCGAGTTCGAGAAGAGCAGCCTTGTTCTTCTTAGTTTCGTTGAACGGAGAACCCTGCTTGGTCGTGATGATCTTGACAGAGTTGTGAGTTCCCTTGAGGGCGGAGAGTGCGGCAGTGTTGATCATAGTTATGGTCCTTGTTGAAGTTAGATCTTTTGTTGTTTACATAGTAAATATAAGTATTTTCAAGAGAAATCTAAATAGATTTTTCAGAAAATCTTAATTTTTTTTTAGATTTTTCCGATTTCGATCCCTTCTTGCTTCCAAATCTTCTTGACGATAATGCAGAAACCGCTGAGATGCTCCTTTACGACGAGAGCTTCTTTGTACTTAGCTTCGTTTCCACCACGGAATTCGATGAATACGACGCTTTTTGCGTCTAGCATACGAATTGTGTCTTTCAGAACGCCGAGGTCTTTTCTGATCTCTTCCACGTTCTTGTCGTCAAGATTGATGAGAGTCGAATAGAAACCATCTTTCTCAAACTCTTTCTTAAGCTTATTGAGCTCAGGACTGCCGTATTCAACGGTAATAACCGGGGTTTCTCCGTTGTACATGACCGAGCAGATCTCGTTGTAAGCTGTTTTGATATAGTCCTTATCCATCTTAAACTCCCTTTGATTTTCCAAGAATAATATAAGTATTTTCAAGAGAAATCTAAATAGATTTTTCAGAAAATCTTAATCTTTCGTCTTTTATATATTTATCGAATTTCAAACCGAATTTGTAAAATGCTTTACATCTTTTAAAGAAGTTTTCTTATTTCTGTGCGAATTCTAGTATTTCTCCGTTCGACAGAGTCTCTGCATTGAATAGCTTGGACTTCAAGATGTCGACCATGTCGTAGCACTTGATCGTCTTCATCTTTCCCTTTCCTGGTATCTGGAAGAGGCGAAGCTCGTTAATCTTCAGGTCCGTGTGTTTCTCAACGATGTACTTATATAAGCTTAGCTGTAGGCTGTACTCAGACACGTTAGTGTTCGGAAATGCGCCAAACGGATCCTTCATCATCTGTGATCCAGAGCTTACAGAGAACTGCTTAGAAGTCTTCCAGTCAAGAATGTCGATCGTGTCAGTGCGCTTGTTGTAAGCGACGAAGTCGATCGTTCCAGAGAGGCCGAGCGCTGAGTCGTTCACGATGACTTCGTTCGCGATCGGCTCGTACACGTTCTTCATCTTCTCGTACAAGTCCACGCAGATTCCCTTGCGGTACTCAAAATCTTCGATCATTCCAGGAAACTTGCTCATCGCGTCGTAGTCAGGCTTGTTCTCGTCCTGTTTCCACAGATGTTCCATCACAGCGTGCACTTCAGTGCCCAGACAGCGAGCGTAAGCTCCTTTCTGTTCCCACTCATCCAACACTTCATTGACTGGTCTTGCGTCCCGTAGAGCGCATTTAAGAGCCATTTTGCCCTTGTCGAACGGAACAGCGAACTTACCGACGAAAGTAGTCACGGAAGTGTACTTAGTGCCTTTAGAGTCGCTGTACTTGTGTGCGACCGGTTCGATCGAGATGTCGTTGAATTTCTTTAGTTCTTCCTTTGCTTGTTCTATGCAGGTAGACGCCATATAAGTTCCTTCTTTCCAGCGATCTTTCTCATTATCTCTCGCTGCGTAAGATCAGAGTTGAGCCAATACAAGTTGTTGTAGTTGATATATCTTGTGACTTCGTACGTAAGAGGATATCCAAGTAGCTGATATGCTTCAGAGGCTATCTTGTTAGCGTTCAACTCTATCAAGCCTGTAGCCGAGTATAAAAGCTCTACATCTCTCTGATCTCTGTGCGCTAATTCATGAAGAATCTTGAAGATGTCTAGATAGCGCTTAATTGTCTC